TTAGGTATTAATAGGTGTTTATTCTCTACATACGCATCTGAAAACGTAATAGAATAAGGTACTATTGGTGTATCTAAAGTAATAAGTCCATATCCTGCTGAAATCACATATGTTAGGATTTTACTATCTAACTCCTTTATAAGTTCCCATTGTGCACCTTTATAAACATCTCTACTAGGTATACCACCTTGTGTTTTAGATTTCCACTCACTAAAAGTAATATCTATATTTGGTGTATTAACCTTAGAAATATCGGCTACAATATCTCCATGTTTTTGAGCAACACAACTTACAAATACTTTCATATTACTTATTTTCTGTTTTAAAAAACGCCTCGTAGGCTGTTGTACTCTTTAGTGCTTTTTTATCCCAGTTATCAACTGGTCCCTTTACTGCGGGTATTTGGTTAAACCTAGGCATATCATCATCTTCATCATCTTCGTTATAAGCAGACAAAACAAAGTGACCTGTTGACGTATCAGCGTTAACATTAAAGGTTAAACCATCCGTTCCATATCTGTTTTTCATAATATGGAAACGTCCTGTTCCTCTTTCTTTATCTTCTTTTTTACGAGATAACGACATCGCAAAATCAGTAATCATCATCTTATCATACGAACCTGCTGCTTTATCTCCTTCGATAATCTTATCTTGAGCACCAGTTCTATTAACTTGAGATACTGACCAAACAGGTAAATCTAGTTGCCTAGCTAATCCTTTTGTACTAGTATAAATATCATCTATCTCTTGTTTCCGTTCAGAGTTTTTACGAGTTGATGCTAAAAGATCAACATAATCTATTATAATAAGGTCTGGTTTATTTCCTATGTCTCCTACCTTTTGTAAATGTGATTCAATAGTGGATACTGTGGCTCTACCTGTTGGGAACTCTTTAATAATAACACTTCCTGGTAGGTCCGTTATAACAGATTCAACTGTTTCTCTATGGTTGATGATTTTGTCTACAGGTATTTTTGTAAAAAAAGCATCATACCTTCTAGCAACATATTCTTCACCTAACTCTAAAGTATAGTGAACAACGTTATATCCTAACTTTGCGGCGTGCCCTCCTAAAGCAACTAAAGCCCAAGATTTACCACCACCTGGGTTACCAAATACTAAACCAAAATCTCCGTTACCTAAACCACCCTGTAATAAGTTATTAACACCATCCCAAGGTGTAGGAATAGTATCACGTGATTCTTTACGATAACGAGATTCAATATCTTTTAAGTAATCGTGACCTATATTTTTATCTTGACCTGCTTTTAAAGCGTTATCAACCATAAACCTAATACCATCAAAATCACCTGCTTTTAATAAGTCAACAGATGACATAAGTGCTTTTTTCAATTGTTGGTTTTTACAAAAATCAGTAAACTCTTCTTGAATATAAGCTAAATCTTCATCTGAAGCTACATATGCTTGTTTAAGTTGGTCTTTAATAGACACTTGTAAAACATCGTTATCTATTTTCTGTAACTCTACTTTTAGAATATCTAGACTAGGTGTAGTGTGATACTTATCATAATACTTAAGTATTTCACTTACAATCCACTTATGTGAACTAGATTCGAAATACTCATCTGAGATAATATCGTGTATGTTGGTAAGTAGTTCTTTATGTGTTAGTAAAGATGATAACACTTTTATTTGGAAACCTTTCCCATAATCTGATACTGAGTTAAGTGTCATATAACTTTTATTTTTATTTATTAATATTACCCTAATATACGAATCCTATTTGGCTTATCCTACACTTTGTTGAAGGGGGCCGAAGTTATCCTTCAACCAAAAGTCAGTATTTCGAATCATACCTCCTAGTGAATCTTCGTTATATAAATCCATAAAGGGTTTAGAAGCTAAATCTGGTACTCCTGCTTTGATAGATTCATCTAATAATATTTTATCATCTACATCTAACATAGGTTTTGCTAGATCCATAATAGTAAAGTTTTTACGTAAATCATCTTCAGTCATCACTATTCTTGAGTATATAACGTTTTCTTTTAATCTTTTACCTGCTATATCAAATATATCGTCTAGTGTAAGATGTTGTGTTTTTAGTTCGGGGAATAGTTTAAATAGTTTTTTAGGTCCTAATCCTTTAACACCTGCTACTTTATCACTAGCATCCCCCATCAGTACTTTATATAAAATAAAGTTTTCTGCTTTTAAACCTATTTTCTCAACTATCATAGCATCCGTATAGAAACTCTTTTCGATTGGTCGGTATACAATAATATTGTCGTTTACTAGTTGTAGGAAATCTTTATCTGATGATACAATAATACTACGTCCATTGTATTCTTGGTCTATAACTTGTGCTAAGTGAGCAATAACATCATCGGCTTCAACTTTAGCCATCGATATTACTTTGATTGGTAGATGTTTTAAATATTGGATTAATCTAACTATCTGATCAACTTTAGCGTCGTGTTCATCACCTACTGATTCAAATACTTCCCAGTTTGTTACTCGTTGTAAATCTCTACCTGATTTATATTCGGGGAGTAGATTCTTCCTATTTGTGGATGAACCTACCCCATCGAATACTACATAAACAGAGGTCGGTTGTATTTGTCTTATTAAAGCTCCTAAAGATCTTAAAAACCCTCCTAAACCACCAACGTGTATACCTTGTGGGTTTACAGCATTAATCATTGCGAAGTTTCTAAAGAATAGATTTAAACCATCTATCATTAATACTCTATCGTTTGGAGTGGAATCTAGTACGATCCCATCCTCTTGAACGTTGTCCAAGAGGGCTTGTAGATCTTTATTCATAAGTTTTTGTTTATTGTGGTTCTTGTTCAAACATCGCCATAGGGGATGATGCTGACTCGTTTTCTTCAACTATATCAAACTCTTCACCNCCTAGTTGNGCAGCCCAACTTTTNGCATAGTCGGTTTTGTAAGTTTTTAGTGCTTTTTCATCATCGTCAATAAAACCATGTGGAGTCATAACAATACGACCTCTNGTTGTTACACCNTTNATNTGGTTTTTATCGATTTGAAGATTTACACGTTTAGCAAACTCAACTTGTTTACCATCTTTGATGGCTTTGATTTTTGAAGTACCAGCGTTTGTAATATTACCAAATGTAATAACTAACGTTGAATCATACCACATAGACATACCACCTTTATTTTCCATCTTGGGTTGGCCCATAGGAGATGCTGGTTTGGATGTCCATACTTTATTAATACAAACTAGTGTGTTTGTATAAGCAGATGATTCTTTACGAGATAAGGTAATACGTTGATTAACACCGTTACCAAACTGAGTTGACATAGCACCCGCGTTCCACTCGTTATTATTTTTGTTGGATTTTAAAGACATCTCACAAGGTACTGATCCAATACTATCCCATAGGAATAATAAATCATAAGGTAAGTTACCTTTCTTTTGTTCGTCTATTAGATCTAAAATAAAACCTGCTACACCTTCAATACTATGAATAGTTTCTCGATCGGCATATAGGAAGTTACCTTCGTAATCTACTACTTCACCGTTATCGTCTTTGATTTCATCAACTTGGAGACCCATCATACGTGCGTGTTCCCAGTTCCACTTCATCTCAGTAATAATAAATACTGGTAGTATTTTACGTTTTTGGGCTTCAACTGCTGCTTCGATAAGTGCTGTTGTTTTACCTGTATCTGAGTGTCCTCTCAATAATACAATATGACCCATTGGGATTCCAGGAATAGATGTTACATCCTGGAATGCTTGGGATAGTGGCAACCATTGTTGTTCTTTAAACTTAGAGTTAGATGATAATCCTTTCTTAGTTTTAAAAGCATTTAGGTTGAAACTTGATTTCAGTTCAGCAGATGCTGCTTCTGTTAGTGATTTTTTCTTTGCCATTTATTAATCTTCAAATAATGAGTCAAACTTNTCTGTTTTTGCTACTTTAGCTTTTGATGTGTCTGCGGTATAACCACTATTACCCTTTTCCCAAGGTAAATCACCTTTACTTTCAGTATTAGTATTAGATGTCATCTCAAATGGAGTTGGTGCTTCAGAAGAAATAGCACCTTCACTTTGATTATCACTTTCAGGTTCTAAGTAACGACGTAACGCATCTTTCATCTCATCGAAAGTATACTTTTTAAACTGTTCTGTTGGGTTTGGTTGTGTGTTTAACCAAGTTTCAACTTGTGTCGCATCTTCACTTAGTGGAGTGTTTTGACGTTTTGCTCTAATCGATGTTTTATTGTATTGAGTACCTGTTGCTTCTGGTCCTACTGTTTCTGCTGTGAAATCTAATCCACCTGTTACATCAGTAAAATCACCAATCTCTTCATCAGTAGCCATCGCTAATAACTCAGTATAAATCTGTTGACCAAATCCCCATAAACGAACACCTTTATCTTCCTCACCTCTTACTACTACGGGTGCAAAAATACGATTTTTAGCTCTTAACTTACGTGCTAAATCGAAGTTGGATTTGTCGTTTGAATCATACAACTTTTGTACAAACTCAGCGATCGGATCTTTACCACCTGTATTTAGGGGTGAAATCATTACTTTGTTAGTAATACCATAATAGAACTTAAGTTCAGAGAATGGGTTGTCTGGTGTGTACATGGATGGGACTAAACGGATTTGTTGTTTCCCTACTGTTGGTTTCCAAAAGATCGTTGTGTAGTCTTTCTTCTCACCTGTGTTACGATTTTGAATCGTATCTAATTTACTTTTTAATAAATCTAAATTCATATAACTATTATTTAATGTTTATGTATGTTATAATATACGATGGCTCCCTACGGGAGCCAAATTATTTGTATGTTTTTTTGTATTTATTTTACCTCAATAATACGATGTATTTTAGTATTTAATTGTTTTAACTCATTATGTTGAGTAAGTAATATACAATTTCTATAGTGTTGCCAGTCTATAGGAAATTTGGTATCTACAACACCATCATTTAACTTTTTAATCAACTCGTTT